GTCTTCAAGGTTTTGCAAAACTAATGATGACTCAAAACGAACGCTGGTTTTTCTGTGTGAATTTTCTTCTGAAGAATTTAAAGTTTCCTCTGTAAGAAATTTAGACATATAAAAAATATCTTCATAATATAAATCGGAAGTTAAGGGATTAGTTCGTAAGTCAGGTCTCTTTATTAGTTGACGATAAGTCATCTTAAAATTAGGTCCAATTTTAACAAGTGGAATTTCTTCAGATGGTAAATCTTCTGATTCTGCTTTAACATAAGTTGATTGTTCTAAAACTTCAACTATCTTTTGCAAATTATCAGTAGTTCTAGCAAGTTTAGAAATAGCACTTTCAAAATCAGCAGTTGCTGCAACGTGTAAACGTTGCTGGGAGGGGAGTGCTGGATGTTTACAGCAATATGAGGCCGAAGGGTGCTCACATTTCGTTAATTTGTAATTTTGTTTTGCAATTCATATTACATCAATGTAATCACTGAATTAGGTGATTACTGACGCAAACCAATACATTTATCTTTTAAAGTGGGATCGCCACAATAAGGCATTAATAGTATCATAATAAGTCTAAATAGACCTCCTTTTATAATGACTTTTCCTGAAAATATCTTTCTTAGGGTTTGATAAAGTAAAAGATATCCAGTAAATTTGGAGTCAAGTCTTAATTTTTGAATATAAAAATTAATAAAAATTAGTTACTAGAATATTTATTGATTAATTCAATCCAAGTTGGAAACAAGGGTAGGAGTTCTTCAACACCGAATCTAGTATTTTCGGCAAGTGTTCGCATAAATTTTTGTCTATAGTCTTCATACTCGACTTCATCGTCGCAGTGGAATAATAATTCTCTCATAATTGAATTACAAGTTTGAATTAATTGATCCTCAGGTGTTATTTCTTTTGAGGGTAAGTAATAACATAGACTTTTCATCAAGGAATCTTTATCTAAGGGAGCGACCATTCTCTTCAGTTCAGGATGATATTTAAAACTTCTCTTTAAAAAAGAAATTTGAGATATATCTATAAATCTAGAGGAATGCTCTTTTTTATCTGACGTCGTAAATGTCATATAATATATTTCTTCAACAAATTTGGCATATGTAATATTGTTAAAATAACTTGACAATTCCTCTTTCACACCACACAGCATATCATCTCCATATGTTATAGGTAATAAAAGTTTAGTAAAATCACGTATTTTAAATTTTTGAGTTTGATTCATAGCATTATCACAACCTAAAGGGGTACACATAATGGCAAATGCATAATATAAAAGAATAATACCGCGAAGGGAATTGTCTTCGGCAGTAGCATATTTGCCAGAAGGTTGAAAACCAGGTGGAGTGAACACTGTTCCGTCCATTACTACAGTAGGATAAAGATTGTCTGTCAATAATCCTTGAACTATTCGTAATGAATGATCATTATAACCAAGTTTTTTTAAAGAATTATAAACAACGGAATTTGCCATAATACCTATACCAACTGGCATACTTGTATCATAACCCCCATAATCGCCCTCCATAATGTATGGAGAAAATTTCTTGAGAGTGTTATACATGATGTCGACTTCTGATGAGT